AAACACTCGTCGATGATCAGGAGAGAGGCGCCGCGGAGGTCGGAGTCTGGGTTCAACTCGAAGGCCGGCTGTTTCAGATTCTTCTTCTCGCGAGCGATGTCCTCCTTCTTCCGTTCGATCAGGTCGAGGTCCGGAGGGTCTTGGAGCTGGAGACACTCGAGGTCGGCCTCGAGTCGGCGGAGCGTCTCGCCCGATTTCTCTCGAGGGTGATAGATCAAACTGTGGATGGTCTTCGCATCGAGACAGCCCTTCGCCCGCATGACGCTGGCCGCCTTGCCCGTGAAAGACGCGAAGAGGACCTGGCCGCCAACACCATTGGCAAAATATTTGGCCAGTGAGGTCTTGCCGGTGCCCGCGTAGCCGGCGAGGTAGAAGACCGGTTTGTCCTGGACGCGGAGCCATGAGGCGACGGCGTCAAGGGCACGGGACTGTTGGGGGGAGAAATCCATCACGTTGCTCCTTTCCAGAGGGCCTCGGCGGATCGCTTTCGGCCCTTTGCCGCGCCACAGAGATCGTAGAGGGGTTTGAAGGGAAGCCAGTCGGCTCCCACGTTTTCACATACCAGGACCTGCCCGGCGCGGTCGCGGCACCAGTCCGCGAGGAGACGGTAGTCCACAATGCGGTGTTTGTAGTAGATCCCCTTGTTCGTGTATGGAGGATCGATGAACCATGTGGCCTGTTGGTTCGGGCATTCTTGCCAGGACTTGTTGAAGACCGTCCAGTGTTTGATGGCGAGGACGGCTCGAGAGAGGCGTTCGCGACACTTGGGCCCCCAGAGGTTCGCCGGAGGATTGGGCCAACTTTCCCGTCCCCACTTGGAGAGGCACCGGCAAGGAGAGACCACTGCACTGTTAAGCCAGAAGCCGATCAGCCACCGAGCCTCTTGCGAAATGGCGAGGTCGTTGACGTCCACGCCGGGCGGCACGAGCGGGAGAGCCAGGATGTCCTCGGGTCGACTTCGGACAAGATAGTCGAGGACGCCGAAGACAAAGGGGTCAATCTCGTAGAGAATGACCTTTCGGTCGTGGTAGAGGCAGGAGTATCCGGCCGCGCCGGCAAATGGCTCGATGATTGTGTGCCAGATTGGCGGAGGGTACTTCGGTGCCATGCGGATCTTCGAGCCGTAGTATGAGAACAGTCTTATTTGTTTGATCATGGTGGGGAGGGGAAAGGGACGTCCCGGGGAGCCGCAGCCCCCCGGAACGTCAGGGAAAATCAGAATGGGCTGTTGGTTTCGTCGTCCGCGTCGGTGGACTTCTCTTCCGAGACCTTGGCCACGCCCTTCGAGACCAGTTCCGCGAGGGACTTGGCCTCCTGGTACCGCTGGTCCGTCGGAGCGAGAACCGACTCACGGATCCCGCCCTTGGCAGCGGCCAGGACGATGTTGAAGAACGACCCCTTCGGGCTCTTGTCACGCTTCGAGGAGACCGCCAGGAGATGGGCCCACCGAGGCGGCTGGACCTTCGAACCGTTCGGCCCAGGAAGTGTGAAGGCGTTGACCTGGGTGTTCCATTTCTTATACACCTTCATTTTGGTTATGGAGAAGGAGAGGCAGGCCTGCTGGAGGACTCCGTCTCCCTTGTCGACGATTCCGAAGAGGTAGACGGTGTCGACGAGGTTGTTTCTGTTCGGCGTGAGATACTGGCCGAACTCCTTCGACTCGGCACGCGCCTTGAGGACGATCGGGTCATCCGGCAGGTACCGGGCGACGAAGCCGCCACCCTGCTGCCGCGGCCGCCACTCGACGAAGACGCGCTCCTTGTGAGCGGGGACGAAATCGAAGGAGTCGAAGACCTCCTCCGTTACCGTATTGAAGAACTTCCCGGCCTTCGCCCCGGCGATGGACGCCCCGCCCTCGCCCGTCACCTGCGGGGAGAGGTCCTGGAGCAGGGCGATGAACGGGAGCTGGAACTCCTCCGCCGTCTGGTGCTCGAATCCCTTCCCGGCGTCTTCCCCGAAATCCCACACCGCTGGCAAGCCGGCTTCCGTCGGAACGATATCGTTGGCCATGTGGCCTCCTTTTGCGTGATCGGCCCCTTTTACGTCCGCCGATACTGGGACGACGTCCTGGAAAGGCGGACGTGGCCTACTTCTCGATTTTCGCTACGCGAACGGTCTGAATGTTTATGGTCTCTGGGATCTCTTCGCCGGCCTCGAGCCGGTGGTTGACCCAGGACCGGAGGGTCGAAGGGTGGACCGACTCGTCGGACTTGACCCCCGGGTAGCCGCGCCCCATCAGTTCCGCCTGGAGATCTTTCGCCATGGCGGACTGCTCCCTGTTAAAGGCGACGGTGACCGCCCGCTTGATCATGCCGCCGTGGCCATGCGCCTCGAACCACCGGAAGGTCTTGTCCCGGTTCTCGACCAGGATCGACGGGTGGTTCGACTCCTCGATCGAGATCTGAAAACCGGATGAGGTGGTGAACGTTTGGATACCGATTTCGTCCATTACGGCGGGAATCGTTCCCTCTTCAAGATCCTGGACGTCTTTTTGCGCTCGCTTAAGGTCGGCCTCGATCTGGAGGACCACCCTTTTCTTGGCGGCGAGGTCGTCAGCGAGTCGTGAGAGTCGAGCGAGAGCATCTTCGGGATGCATGAACTACTGATTCCTTTCGAGATAGGAAATAGCCCGAGAGAGATTAGGTACTGAGTCTTTTAGTAATCCAATTGCACTATTGCAGTGACGACAAAGAAGTCCCCTGATTTTTCCTGTTTGGTGATTGTGGTCTATACAGGGAGATTTGGTAAACGGAAGTTGACAAATTGCACAGACGTTTCCCTGTATATTGGACATATTTGTAAGTTGTTCCAGTGTTAGTCCATACACACTACGCAACCAACTTTTTCGATAACTTTTTCGTACTTTGTCTCTGTTGAGATGTCGATATTTCGTATTATGCTCATTGTGTTTTTTAGCACTTTCCGGATGGTTGATTCTCCAGTCATGCGCAGTTTTATTTAGACAGAATTTGCAACGAGCAGTTGTTCCTTCTAATCTCTTGTTGAAATCATTTTCTGATTTGATTTCCCCACACAAAGTACAAATCTTGGTTGCCACTACAGCCAATCCCTCGGAACATCATTCATGACCTGGCTCGCGATGTTCAACTTCTCGCGCAGGGCTCGGACGATCTTCGCGTCCACGGTCCCCTTCGCGATCAGATCGATGTACGTGGCGGTCTTCTCCTGCCCAATGCGATGAGCCCGATCTTCGCTTTGTAGACGTTGCTCGAGGTCGAAGGAGTTCGAGTAGTAGATGACCGTCGAGGCGGCATGGAGCGTCAGGCCGACGCCGGCCACAGCCGGATTGCCCACGAAGTAGCGGGGTCCAGAATCCTCGGCCTGAAATTGCTGTCGAGCGGAGAGACGGTCCTCTCCGTCTACAGCACCGTCATACCGGACCGCTTCCTTCCCCAACTTCTCCATGATCTGGTCGACGTCGGCTCGGAAGCGGGCAAAGATGATTGCCTTGCCCTCGAGGTCCTCGAGGATCTCCAAAAGAGCGGCGAGGCGAGGATTCTCAGGGAACCGCTCGAGCCTCGCCGCCTCCCCGTCAGGATTGTCGATAGGCAGGTAACCACAGGCGATCTGCTGGAGCCGCAGGAGCCGCGTCACGACGAGGGCCGCTGTCACGGTCTCACCCGACTCCAGGTAGAGCAGGAAGTCGTCACGGACCGTGTCGTATGCCACCTGTTGCGCGTCGGACAGGTCGAAGTACCGCTTCTGGTAGACCTTCGGCGGGAGGTCCAGCACCTGGGCCTTTGTCACCCGACTGGAGATCTCCGCGACCAGGCGGGAAAGTTGGTCCAAGTTTTTGAAGGAAACGATCTGGTTGAATCGTTGTCCAGTTGAGCCATTGATACGTTGTACCCAGTTTCCGAAGTAGGTCTTGAACGCTTCGTAGGAGGCGAAGCCACGGTCGAACCAGAACTTCTCGTCGAGGAACTTGACCTGGGAATAGCAGTCGAAAGGAGACCTGGTGATCGGCGTCCCGGAGAGGATCCGCTTGTAGGGAGTCCTTCGGCCCGTGGCAACGATCGACTTGGTCCGCTTCGCCCCCGGCGTCTTGATTCGTTGAGACTCGTCGAGAACGTAGAGGACCTTCCGACGGTGGAAGAAGGCCTCGGCTGTTCGTCGGCCTTCTTCCGTCATGAACGCGTTGTAGGAGATAGCAATGAAGGCAAGCCCCCGGAAGCTCATGAGGTCTTCGAGGGCTTGCCTGTGCCACTTCGTCTTAGAACTCCTCGTTCTATAGGCGACGGCTTGAATCGACACGTCCTCCGGCATGTGCGCTGGGATCTCGTCGGAGATCCAATTTTCGTGGACCCCGTTCGGGGCGATCACCAGCATCGCGTCAATCTGGCCAGTCCGGAACTGGTGTGCGGCCGTGTCGAGTATCAGTTTTGTCTTCCCCGTCCCCTGCTCCCAGAAGATCGCCTTCGTAGGCAGATCCTTGGAACGTTCCCACTCTTCGAGTTGGTGGGCGAATGGAGTTGTTTTGAAAGGTTGAGGGGTCACAAAAGTAAACCGTGGGTTAACAAAAATGGTCGGGCCCCCCGGAGTCTCACCGGGATTACCTGGCCCCCGCCAGGTGTCCTAACGCACTAAGCGCGATTTCTTAGACGAGAGCCCGTTGGGCGCCGCTGCCATGGGGGACTTGCACCCTCATTCCGGTATTTCCCGGTCCTATTTTTTTGGATGAATGGCACGACGCATGACAGTTAAAAGGGATGTTCGCCGACGTCAGCAGACGAGTTGACCGACGCATCGACAGTGGACGGTTGAACTATCTTGCCCTCTTTCACGCAGAGGGTCCGCCAGACCTCGAGGAGGAGCGAGGCGGCGGCGAGGAGGTCGCGATCGTTGAGCGACTGCGTCTCCTGCCACTGGCCCCGATCGTCCTTGTAGACCTTGACGAGCTTCACGGAGTACGTCTTGAAGGTCTTGCCGTTCGCCGTGTGTTCGTTCTCCCACGCAGCGATCTTGAGTGGAAAACTTTCGAGTTTGAGGATGGGGGCCTTACCGGGCATCTCCCACCTCCTTCCGCATCCCTGCCAGCAGGTCCTGGATCGAGTAGAAGACGGGAATCCCCAACCCCTGGGCATAGATCACTTCCCGATCGGCTCCCGGAGAGGCCCCCTCGATCCGCAGGACCGCGTTACAGCGACAGAGGACGTTGAAGTCATAGGACATCCAACGCTCGTAAGTTGGAGTATCGTCATCAAACAAGTTCACGAACCAGGATGTGTGTGGGCAGAATGCATCCAGGTCATGTCGCATCAGTTCCAGGGCAACACGGGCACCCTTCCGTACGTTCTTCACCTGATCGCCGTACGTTCCAATCGGTCCGGCGACGTAGACGAGGGGACGACTCAAGAGACCTCCTTTCCTACTTGATGGAAGCGAGAGCGGCCTTGACGAGAGGGTTTGCGTCGTCGCGAGCCCAAGTGACATGCGACCCGCGGTAGCCGACCGCATCGTACCTCCACGCTTCGACGCTCTTCATTGGTTCGCCGACGAGACCCTTCCTGTGGTGCCACGCGTCGACGTTGCAGAGGGACGGGTTCCGGCGAATCAGGACGCCGTTCGTCGGCACGACGCCCTCGTACTCCTTCTCCCACCGTTGGTGCTTGTCACCGACCTGCATCTCCCGGTAGGTCGACGCCGACCAGTCCTTCTGAGCCTCCTGGGCGAAGATCAGGGCGAGTTGATTCGGTTTGACTTCCGACCCGTGGTCAAAGCCCAGGATGACGCCGCCGTGCGTCACGTACTTCCGGGGTGAGGCCCGGAGGTCTACATGGACCCGGGGATTGTTCCGATACCGCTCTGCGAGGGCCGCACAGAGTGTGAAAGACGATGTGAGGTCGTGGTTGCCCGGGATATAGAGGATGTCGATCTGATCGGCGATCTCCAGGGCGCGTTCGACCTGGTAGCAGAGGCATTGCAGCGCGGCGAGGTAAACGCGAGCATAACGTGTATCCGTGTCGAGGAAGTGGTCGCCGAAGGCTGTAGTCATGCGGCATGAGTCGAAGTGCATGAAATCGTTGCCGATCGGCATTACGATTCGGTTGACCCAATACAGGTCCAGCTCCTCGACCATGTCGTCGATGGAGTTGTAGATCCTCCGGCAGGCCAGATCGACGTCCCAATCGTTGTTCGTCTCGGAGTTCCAGGCATACGAGCCGATGTGCGCGTCCCATAGACCCCAAGCGACCATATACCCAGTTTTATGAGCATCGACGTCCTTGCCAGCAATCTTGGAAGGTTTCGGCAGCGGCTTGACGTTCTTCCTGACGAACTCCAGGATCGCCGCTTCCAGTTCCTCCGTGATGACGCGCTTCAGGGTGAGTTTCGACTGGTAGAGATTGATCTTCTCAAACCGTTCGCCCTCGGGTCCCCGGATCTTTCCCCAACCCTGCCACGCGTTCGGCGTGAAGTATTGGGGGATCCAGACGTGGGGATCGAGTTTGCAGAGCCGCATCAACTCCTCGACCGTCGCCGGCCGGTCGAGCTTCAGAAGGTTCACCGTCCCGTCGATATCGGTGCGATCGACCACCTCTCCGACCCTCTGCCCAGGAGGCGCCTCGCCCGCCTCCTGGGAGGGGACGTACTTCCGAACGTACTTCATGATGGTCGTGTGGTCGGCCCCGAGCTTCCGCCCGATCTCGCGGGTGCCAAGCCCCTGCTTGCGCATCTCCACGATTTTGGCAATATCTGATCCGGAGAACTTTGGAGTTGACAAGAATGCTCCTTACGCGATATGAAAAAGTTTCAGGAGGATAGCGGCCCCGCCACCGCTGCCGGCGGCCAAGACGGCGAGTTTGAGGCGGATTCCCCAGACACGTTCGGATAGGGTATCCACCTTGCCCTCGACTCGTTCGAGGACCTGCGCGAGGCACACGCTTCGTTCATCAAGGACGGCCAGTTGCGCTGCACAGTCTGGGTTCTCACAATTCCATTCTGTTTTTCTCATTGATCACGGGTCCAGAATACCACTTGCCAAAACCCCTGCTTGGTTGACTCAGCGGTTACCGTTAGAGTTCCAAAATCGCGTAGGCGTCAGCCCCAGACAGTGGAGCGTCGACATGTAGAAAGGTCTCTCCGGAACCGGCCTGCGTGTGACGTACTTCGATAATATCACCCGCCGTGACCCCTACGAGATTTCCGGTGCGGTTGCCTGCCGTGATGACCGCGCCCCATCCTCCACCGTTCAACCGGGCCTGTACCTCGCCGGCGCCCATGACCGGCCCGACGGAGAAAGCGTACGTCCCCGTCGTCGGAGCCGTGTACTGTGCCCCCACTACGTTCTGGGCAAGGATCCCCATGTCCGTCCAACCATCAATCTCGGAGGCCGAGATGAGAAAACTCCAACCGAGTTTGTTGATGGAATCGTAGTCCCTACCAGCATAGTAGTGTCGAGCCCCTACTTCGGCACGCATCTTGCTTGGGCGGAATCCCAGGACGTGCAAGATAGTCGTGCGCGAGACGAAGATGGCGTCCCCATAGGCCCAGGTGACGTACTTGGTCAGGGTATCGGCGCCGTCGGGATCATCGTAGAGGGAGAGGTCATTTCTGTGTTGATCCGAGACGGCCCACCCCGGAGATACTGTTTCCTCGTCATAGGCGAGTTTGTATACCTCGAACGGGTTATTGTAGTTCCGTCGATTGAAACTGACGTAGATCCCCTTGTCATCGTCCGTTGTGCCTCCGACCTTTACCACGTCGACACTGGCCGTCGTCGGGAACCGAACGGTGTTCACTTTCATCTCGACTGGAGGCACGGGATGGTAGTGCACGTCCAAGATCGGGGCGACGTAGACGCTTGGTTGATCCGCCCTCGACATGATGACGGGCGATGGTTCATAACCCCACTGGTATCCGGTCGTGAGTTTGGCCTCGAGCTGCTTCGTGCCCAGACCTCCGCCACTATCCCAGCACCATCCGAGGGTGACCGCTCCGTAAAGGATGTAGACCGGTGTGTCGATGACATGGTCCTGCGGAACGGAGTCGAGAACTCCTCGGTAGACCGTATCGAACTGGATGTAGTTGCCAACCATCTCGCACTTTTTGATAAGGACGAATTCGTCCCCGATCGCTACGAGGTTGGTCAGGTTCTGGTCCAGACTATTGATGTCTGCGTTGGGCCAGAACTGGGACATGATGTCGGCCTGGGAGTCCGGGTCGCAGGTGACTTGGATCGTGGCCGTGGGATTCGCATCGCCTTCTCCGATCGCGACCTTGAGTTTTCCCATGCGCATCCAACTCGAGAATTGATCATCTAAGTACCAGTCGGTTGGAGACGCCCCGGTCGGGTAGTCCTTGTAACGTCTCTGGATGAATGCCCAGCGTGCGTCTCCCGTGGGCCGACGAACGGCGTACATGCACGCCTGATGGGACCCAAAGAATCCTCCCGAAGCATTATCCCGATACGAGACTCCCCACGGGGCCTCCCTGATGAATGTCTGGGCCGGGTCCGTGGCAAAGAGGCCCGCGGCGACCGGTGGTGCCCACAAGGTCCCGACAGGAGCCGTGTCGAACGGAAGGGCGTACTTGAAGATGTCTTGGACGAGAAAGAGGATGATCTTTCCATCCTTCAACTCCCCGTAGTCCACCTTCCCTACTCGCATGGGCATAAGCGCAAATCCCAGGTCGGAGTCCGTCCAGGCGACCACCTCTCCGGGCTTGATTGCCCAAAGGGTGCGGTCTACGGCGATCGTGGCTTTCGCGAGGGGCGTACAACGGTATCGGAGATCCCGGTTGGCCAGCTTTGCGGCGAGGACCGCGTCCTTGCAGCCGGGATAGTTGATTTGGGCGGAGATCAGCGCACCGGCCTGGATCCGTTGGTTCGCAAGATCCGAGGCGCAGGCATAGGCTCCCTTGTAATTCTTGTCGCGATCCATGTAGGAGACGAGGATCTGGTTGTTTGTTTCTTCCCACGTCCCACGCGAGAAATCTTGCACCTCAACAGAGTTGGCCTCCGTGATCTGCGGGACCAGGCCGATGGTGTAGTCCGCTCTGGCGAGCTTAACTTTGAACTTCCCGTCGGTGTGGTCAAGGTATAGGACACCATCTATCTGCCGCTGAATCTCGTTCAGGAGATCGTTCGCCTCCTTTGTGCTGTCGACGGTCATGGAGAACCCGTTTCCTTCCGTATAAAGAGTTTCCGCGGCCGCCTTGAAGGTGATTGGGTCGATGTCGCCAGTAGGGAATCCAAACCCCCAATCAGTGTTCGTCAGGATCTCGTAGATGATGCACATTGGGTTCGCATCTCCAGGCCCAATAATGTGGTGTCCGGTGATCATGCCCAAGGTGTTGGGGCACCGTTGGATTTCGAACTTCCATGGGGGAAGGTTCGTCGTATTGCCGAGGTATCCACCCTGCCACACGAAATGGCACGTCCCACGGTACGGAAGGTTCGGAGTCTGAAAACCAGCGAGATAGACGGCGGCATCCTGGGCCGCTCGCCCGTTATACAGGATACCGTACCCCTCAACACCTCCTCCTCCTCCGGCACCATCTCCCCCGAAAAGTTCTCGGTCATCGACGAGAATAGGCACCTCATTTCCACCGACTCCCGCTGGTACGCTCCAGACGATATCTTCCCCAATCCAGACTTTGAAGATCTTGTCAATCTGACCTAAACAAAGTGCGAGTTGGAATCCGATCGAATACTCGTAACCGGTGATGACATCCTTAGAGGACCACATGCCTGTCTTCATGCGCTCATGCACGGGTTGCTTTCGAAGATCCCCGTACCAAACGACATTCGGCCCATCGATCAAAACGCGTCCCCAGACGATCGGAATGACTCGGCCCTCGATCGCCGTCGGGAAGTGAAAGTCACCGAGGCCGGCGGGACGGGCATTCTCAAAGTCCGGCTTCGGTCGCAGAAGTTCCGAGAGGACCATCATGCCGGCGGACAACACCAGCCCGATGACCATGAAGACGATGAAGTCGTCGATGCCAAGGAACGCCAGAAAGGGCATATTTACATACCTGATTCGAACGGATTGACAAGTGGGACGAAGGGAAATCCGCCAAAATTGTCGGTGTTCGCGAACGGGCTCGCGCAGTTGGCCAAGGTTTTCTGGCAGCCGGCGTTTACCACGACGACCTCTCCCGCGGGGGAAATGTTAAACGGATTTATCAAGGTGAGGACATCTCCCGCCTGCGCCACGACCAACCGATAGTCCCCATTGTACGTCACGAATCCCGCCACGAAGAAACCCGCGCCGCACGCCCCCGCTCCCGGGCAGGTAATATCGGCATCGCTGACGGTCGTGACCGTGAAGATCTTCTTCCAGGTGGCGGAGGTCTCGACGACCTGGCATCGACCGTCGTAGAGCATGTGGGCACAGAGGGCGGAATACGTGCGCCGTGGGATCGGCCTCGTCTGGGCACATGTCACGGGCAGGACCGTGATTTTGGCCGTTGTGGCGTCCACGTCGAAGGACACCATTTGCACCATGCCCTTGAATATAACGACCGTGCTGGCCGCAATATCGTTCCGATGTGTGCGTCGAATGGTCATCGAGGCTCGCTGCCCAGGGATAGCGTTGACGTAGAGTTGCGGAAACGCCTCCGAGGCTGGCATAGTGATCTGGATACGGTCTCCGGATTTATCGTCTCGGGACATGGCCAAGCGCCCGCGAGAGATTGGGATAGCTCGGTAGGTGAACCCCGAGACCACTATCGTCTCGGCATTCGACGTGTAGTGGTAGTAGGTACTGCCGATCAGGAACTCGTAGAGTTCGATCGGTTGACCCGATTCGACGCTGGATTCGTAGGTGTCATAGGTCATTCGAGTACCGCCTTGACCGGGAAATTCACAACGGACCAGCCGAGGGCGTCCTGATGGGTGAGAACCGCCTCATCGTCGTCCATCCGAACCTTTTCAATGAAGTCGACCCTTCGGACCTGCGCGATGGTGGCGTTGATCCCCCAGGTCCCAAAAATGGTCAGTTGCTCCTCGTTCTCATCGATCACCGCCGCGCCCGTGATCGTTCGGATTGCCGATGTACCATCCGTCTTAGTGAGTCGGATTACATTCCGCGGCGCCACGGCGTTGATGAACTTGGTATACCCCACGTTTTGTACGGTAAGAACCCCGGAACCAGCCGTGACATCCCGAGTAACCAGAAGGTCGTCGTAGAAAGTCGGAATGTAGAAGGAGATCTGCCGCCCACGAAGGGCGTGTAGGAGGCACCGGATCTGCCACAGGGTCTGACGGCTCGTCGACTGGAATCTCTTTTCATGCCCACGTTTCCCCATGGGCCAGCGGGAGGCGACCATGAAGACGCCAGTCTCGTTGTCCCAGGTGAGAAGTTCCTTCTCGTACGTTTCGGGAAGGGTTTCGTCCATCGCATTCGGCCCGTCGAGGAGGACCTTCGAGTTGAAGGTCGACCAACCAACCGTACTGGCAAGATCCACCGTGTTGTCGAGAGCCGTCAGGATGATCCGGAGGGATTGCAGTCCAATCGGATACCGTTCGCCACGTCCCATCTGGTTGGCGTAGACGATGCGCACCGGTAAGACTCGGGCCCCCGCGGGGAAGTTGCTCAGAAGGGTAGACGCGAACGTGATCGACGTGGTTGTTTTCGACAGGATCTCGAGGGTCTCGTAGAGCGTCTCGTTGGCGTAGATCGCTGCGAGACCGCCGTCTCGCAGATCGACATACTGAGTCGAGTCCACGTAGATCGTGTCATCCCCGATACTGGCCGCCGCCGTGAGAATTGCCGCCTCGTGCCAGACCGGAAACCCGAGGGCCTTCTCCTGAACGTTGAAGATCATGCTCTCTAAACATCGCCGCTGGTAATCCGTGACCCGGAACTCCACCTCGAAGATCTGCCGCGGGGCAAGGCGGAGTGAGACGCGCTGCTCCTTGCCATTCTTGTGGGTCAGGATGTCGGTGAGCCACTGGAGACGCTCTACTATCGGGGCCTCCGGCTCGAATGGGAGGAGCACCGTCCGCTGACCTGTCAGGTAGAGGATAATGTCCCCAATGTCGAACCCGAAGATCAACTCCCCATCGATCTCCGGGGGACCGTCAGCCGTAATCCACAGGGTCAGCGCCCATCCGGTCTGCGGCTGAATTGTGCTGG